CGTCTCCTAAAAGTACTGGGACATCTATTCCTTTTCTCTGTAGGTAATCTCTCCACGCCTGGACCGAACTCCTAAGGGAGGTCATATCTCCCATAACTGGTGACTCAGTCCTAATCAAATAGTATAAAAGGTTTGGGAGATAGGACTCCCACGTTTCACTAATCCCTGAGACTGCATTGTTAGGGTCAAAGATGGACGAGGGGATTAACTCGTTGATTACGTAATCAATACTTTGTCTGGTTCCTTTAGACTTGTAAACGTAAATAGCTTGGCGGAGTTGGTTTCTCCACTTATCAACATCGTCTGTTAACAGCTTCCAACCTACGTAGTTGGCTAGGTAATCTAAGAACTCGGGAGGACAAGAATCAATATCTAACAAGTCTCCCACGTCCCTAACCAAGGTCTTCATGTCGTAGAACCCATAGGCAACTGCCTTCAAGAACTTGGACATTGCACCTGCTGATTCCATGCGTACTGGGGTTTGTCCCAGGACGGATAGTGCTAAACTGTCTGATAGAAATTGACTGTTCTCATCCTGGTCAGTTAGCCAAATATCAATCGACGTTTTTAGAGGGTTTAGTAATAAGTCTCCGGATGCATCATGGTTCCCGGATACGGACGCGCTTGTTGAAGTCCATGGAAATGGCAGAAAGTCTAGGTAGTCAGTGGAACTTGTGCGCTCGCGGTTTCTCCAAATGTACTCAAACAACATTTGTACTCCTCGGCTTTCCTTAATAGTATCGCCAAAAAATACATCTCCTAACGCACACGTAACCAGGGAGCTAGGGGTAGGGTCAGCATTAGCTTCCCCTGAAGTGTTTAAGAAATATAACCATCCTAAGTTGTTTATTAGGTATTCATGAGTGAGTCCAATACTGCTAACGGAAGAGTCTACTGTAGCAGACACCGTTGGTGCCCATGCGTGAAAATCGTTTACCCGTATACTTGGTAGAATAGTTCCAGATACATAATCGAGAAACTCTTGTTGTGTTTTAAAATCAGACCAGGTCTTGCCAAACGTCTTTAGGATTTTCCTAGAGAATAGGAGGGGGTCTACGTTTGTCTTCTTGTTCTCAGGAAGGAAGTATGGATAGAAAGAGGAGGCTTCAGTAAATCCAGATACGGTTAGGAGAGAGGAGGTTTGCTTCGCTACCTTTAGTATCTTCCCAAGCACAGAGTACATTGAATCTTCTTCATCGCCGTATAGACGATAATCTAATTCCTCATATAACTCAGGAACCAAGTGTTGTACTTGGTCAATGTAGTTATACTTAAAGCTCTTTTGGGTAATCCCCTTGTCTGACGTTGCCATTATACTAATTCGACATTAAGTTCAAAGTTGTTTAGCTGGATAACTTCATTAAAGCTAACGAATACATCTTTATCAAGGTTGTCTGTATTGAAAAACCTTACCTCTGGAACCTGTAGAATGAAGTTCTGCAAGTCCGATATGGATAACTTCTGCCCAAACTCTCGTCTATCAACATTGAAGTATTTCTGAAGTTCCGCTGCCACCTTCTGTTTAATCTGCTCTTCGTACCTTTCTCTGTGCTTGTCAATAAAGACTGTGGCTACTAAATCCACCGTTCGTATTACTCCGTCCACTATAGTAATTTCATCTGTGAGCATTTTATAGCGGTTGTAGTGGTTAAGTAATTCATTCTTAAAAGCTATGGATGAACGTTCCAACTGAAGGTCGCTAGCTTTGGATAAAACATAAACATCAATCATGTTTGCACTGGAACCGTTCTTTCTAACTGCTGCAATAGCCTTGGCGGTTTGTCCAGTACTGCCGACAAAAATGCTTGCGAGTGTTGCGTAGTCTTCTCCGGTAACCGCTCGGTACTGGGTGCGGAAGAAGTAGGGAGCGTATCGCTTGGCATGTTCATTAGTCTCAGCATCAAAGCCTCCGGTTCCCATTGTGGTGTTCTCCACAGTAGCAACGTATTGGTTGGAGGTTGCTTTTCCAAGTACGTTCAACGTGTTGTTGATTGCTCCTCGAGCCACATTACCTCTTGCCCCACCACCTATTCTAAAGGTTGCGATATAGGATGCATTGGGAGCGGGTAGAGAACCCTTAACACCATCACCAAACGTCAGGACTGCATCGTAGTTGGAGTCATACTCCTTCTCAAACACAGCTTGGGTAGACCCAGACGCAAGATAAAGATTAGAAATTTCATTATAAATCGTTCCCCCGCCTTCATCAGATGAAACAGAAATACTACCTTCTATGATTGATGCGCTATTCAACTTAACCTTTTGGATAGTTTGTCCAGGGCTAAACTGTCCAGTTTTAGTGGACAGGGCTCCTTCCAACAAAATCAAGTTAGACCATTGAGCTCCATCAGCGGCATCTGAATCAGCAATAGAAAGTTCGACAGAGCCTCCGTCCAATGCAATGGAACCATTTGTGTTCTGTTTGTACAGAGTGTAGATTAAGCTTCCAGTATCTCTACTGTTGGATACCGTCATACTTCGGTCTGATTGGGACAATACGATATGGGTTTCACCTGTAAAATCCTCTCCCGAAGTTTTTACAACTCCCGTGGCTTTACTTGCGGTGGGACCTTTCATGGAAACACCAATCAACTTCAACAGTTTACCTAGGTTCCCCCTGTCCTTAACTGTAGGAAGATACATCTCATTAGCAATCATATCTGCTTTTAGAGAGTTAGTTGAAGCCATATACGCTAGTAACTCAAGAATCATTTGTCCTAAGTCGGACGTTGCAAAGTTAGTATAGTCTAGGGGATATACAGCTTTAAGGTAATCCCTAAACGCAGTTCTATGCTCCTCAAAGTCCTCTAAGGAGTAATCAATAAGGTCTGCTTTCTTGTTGTCTGGGATTATTCCAAGCTTTGCGAAGTCGGAGGCTACGGTTCCGTCGAATCCGGAAACATTGTACAGCCCTCTAAAGTGTTCGTCTAGTGTTGTCATATAATTATCTCCACAACTTCATCCCGTAACAACTCGTCTTTTAAGGAAAGTCTAAGTCTAATCTTTAATTGATTTTCGTTTCGAGAAACCTCTAACTCCTTTATCACTACCCTGGGTTCATAAGTGGCGATAGCTTCCGTAATTTGAGCTTTTAATGCACCTTCTGCCAAGGCATCATTAGGGTCAAACACTTGCCTACGGATGTGGGTTCCAAAGGAAGGTCTCATAACTCTCTCTCCACGGGAGGTTAAAAGGAGTTGAATCAGCCCATCACGAATAGATTTAATCCCTTCGTTCGATGTGAATATTCCTCCAGTACCTTGTGTATCCAGTGGAAATGCTACTCCAATAATCTTATCCCTTCTAGAAGTGGTAAGATATTGCAGGTGAGTGTTGTAGCTAGTAGCCATTAGATTCTAATGTTTTTGAAGAAACCTTGTTGGGATGTGTAGTTAACCAAAGCTTCATCCTTATTTAGAGGCTTTGTGTAAACCTTGAAACTTCCAACAAAACCATCTAAGCCACTTCTAGGTACTATTTTAGATGCCATTCTTCCTGAGAGTGGAGGGGAATGTTGACCAGCGATGTACGTATCCCCCCCTGTAGTAATAGTCTGCATACCATCATTGTAACTGTTATTGGTATTTGAACCTAAGAACCCTAGGGGGAAATGAAGACCATCTGGTCTAAATGAAATATTGTCAGAGAATCCACCACCAATAATCCAGGGGGTGAACGTTGGGAATACTCCTCTTTCTGGAAGTACCTTAGCATCATATATGTCAGGACCTAAGAAACTTTCAGATACTGGGTTGATGTTAATGTTAGGTCCTAGTTGGGAATCGACAGATACTTTGGTTGGAATACTCAGAACTCCTCCCACTGAGGCATAGTCAAACACGGTAGATAGAGAAGAGGTTGCAAGTAGTTTTCCATCTAAGTAGACGGATAGCGCGTCTGAATCATAGTCAAATGAAATACTAAAGTGTGTAAACACTGAGCTTACGCTTCTAATGGTCTTACCTTCTTCAGTTGTATAGGTTACCGGAATCTTCATCCCTAACTCAGTAACTTCTCCGGACGTTGGCTTTATAGAGGATGTGCTAAAGCTCTCGGCAATACAAATACTGTGTCCCCAGTTTTTAACAGGGTTAACCTCTGTAGTGTTTTGGGCAACTGTAGGAAGGATTATAAACTCTAAACCACTTGTATTAACGGTGTTTGGCTCTCCCCTATCTCTAAACCCAACCATAAGTCCATGTGTCTTCCCTAGGTCCGGGGTGCTCTTTTGTGGGAATTGAGTTGGATTTCCTATGTATCTAACGTTCCTCGAGGCGTGAACAAAGTTCTTGTTGATGGGTCCACTGTTTTCATTCGCCAGGATTAACCTGTAGCGGTGGTCAACCGTCATATCGGATTCCACGTTTGGAACGTAAGTCCAGAAGTCCAAGGATGCTCCCTTCCTAGAAGGGTAGAATAGATTATCCAATCCTCGGGAGCCGTTATAAGGTAACCTTTTAGATTCAAAATCCGTATAGGAGTTAGGCATCTGAACGTATGAGCCCTTTACATCAGAGTATCCTGCTCCCCACTTTGATTGAGCATCAAAGATGGTGCCTCCAAAATAAGCAATGCCTACACCTGATGGAAATGCGAAATCAGTGTTGTAACCTACAAACTTTCCATCAAGTCTCGTAGAGCCTTCTGCTGCATTATTCAAGTTACGAGCAGTTGAGGATGCCTGAACAACATCTTCTGCTCTAAGAAAGTTATAGTTGATGAGGAGTTCATCAGTA